CTGTAACTGCAATCACGGTTTCGGTCAATGGCAGATATTTTGTTTTTGGTGTCGGGATTTATAACAATACTCGCGATGATGTATCTTATATGGATTGCCGTGGTGAAAGACGGCTCCTAGATATGTTTCTAGATTTTTGGGAACGCATCGATGCGGACATTGTGACTGGATGGAATGTCGATGGTTTCGATATCCCGTACCTGATCAACCGCATTACAAAACTGATCGGTGAGAAAGAGGCACGTCGTTTATCACCCGCAAAGTGGATTCAAACACGCACTTTTAGGGGTACATATGGTAAAGAGACAACCGAGTATACTTTGGTAGGACTTGCGGTGCTTGATTACTTGCAACTATATCGTAAGTTCACATATACGCAACAAGAAAGTTATCGACTAGATCATATTGCGACTGTGGAACTTGGTGAGAAAAAACTCGACTATTCTGAGATGGAAACTTTACACCAACTGTATAAGTTGGACTACCAGAAGTTCATCGACTATAACATCAAGGACGTTGAGTTGGTAGACAAACTTGAAGACAAGATGCGACTGATTGAACAGGCACTGACAATCGCATACGATGCAAAGGTAAACTACGGGGATGTCTTCACACAGGTACGGATGTGGGATGTGCTGATACACAACTACTTGTATGATCGTAACATCGTAGTACCACAGAAAGACACACATAGCAAGGATTCTAAGTTCGCAGGTGCTTATGTAAAAGATCCGCAGGTAGGAATGCACAATTGGGTGATGAGTTTTGACTTAAATTCTCTTTACCCGCACTTGATTATGCAGTATAATATAAGTCCAGACACATTTATTGAAGGAAAATACACCGACACATCTGTCGATCAGTTGGTCGCAAAACGGATAACAGAGTGTCCAAATGAATCTGTTTTGACTGCAAATGGATATCATTATGTCCGCAATCATCAGGGGTTTTTGCCAGAGATGATGCAGTTAATGTACGATGAACGAGTGCTTTATAAACGAAAAATGATTGAAGCACAGAAAGAACTTGAAGAAGTAAACAAACAACTTAAGGAGTTGGAAAATGAAGAAGGGTGATGTAGTAACCGTGATTTGCATATCAGGGGAGTACGTAGGAAAAATTAAGGAAATGGACGGTAGTACACTGACATTAGAAGATCCTAGAATGTTGATTCAAAATCAAAACCAAATGGGATTTGCGGCAGGTATTGCCGTGACAAGCAAAGAAAACCCAACTGAGGTTAAATTTCAACAGTATGTTTTTATGACTGAAACCAATCCAGAGATTGAGAAAGCATACCGAAGTGCAGTGAGTGGATTAGTGCTTTGACAAAGCAAAGTCTTATCACACGAAAGAAGCAATTAGAGAAAGACATCTCTAAGTACAAGAACCTTCAACTTGCAAAGAAGGTTCAGTTGAACTCTGCGTATGGTGCGTTGGGCAATCAATACTTTCGTTTCTTTGATGTGCGAATGGCAGAATCAATTACACTGAGTGGACAGTTATCCATTCGGTGGATTGAAGCACGAATGAATGAGTACCTTAATAAACTATTAAAGACAGAGGGTGAAGATTATGTGGTGGCATCAGATACAGATTCATTATACATTTCTTTTGACAGACTGGTTAACCAAGTCTTTAAACAGGGAGATGCACTACATCACCTTGATACGGACAGGGTGGTCAAATTCTTGGACGACGTTGCTGAAAAGAAGATTGAACCTTTTATTGATAAAAGTTATCAAGATCTTGCTGAGATAATGAACGCATATGAACAGAAGATGTTCATGAAACGTGAGGCAATTGCAGACAAAGGTATCTGGACTGCAAAGAAAAGATATGCACTGAACGTCTATGATAATGAAGGTGTCCGGTATGCAGAACCTAAACTGAAAGTGATGGGACTTGAGATTGTCAAGTCATCGTCACCGCAACGGTGTCGGACTGCATTGAACGATGCAGTAAAGTTGATTATGAAATCAGACGAAACAACTGTTCAGAAGTTCATCTCTGACTTCCGACAAGAGTTCCAATCTCTTCCATTTGAGGATATTGCATTCCCTCGTGGTGTAACTGATTTAACTAAATATCAGTCAGGTGGTGAAGAATTAGAAATTCTAAAAAGCACTCCTATTCATGTTCGGGGCAGTATGGTATTTAATCATCTTATTAAGAAGCATAAATTGGAAAAACGTTATGATCGGATCAAGGATGGGGAAAAGATTAAATTCTGTTATTTGAAAGAACCGAATCCTGTCCGACAGAATGTACTGAGTGTTCTTTCAAGTCTACCGAAAGAGTTTGGTGTCAGTGAATATATTGATTACGACACACAGTTCAAGAAAGCATTCCTAGAACCACTAAGTGTAATACTTAGTGCGATTGGTTGGAGTGCAGAGAAAAAGGCAACATTAGAGGCATTCTTTTCATGAGTGATTTTGATTTTGGGTTCACTATGGTGGACGAAAACGAGCTCGATGTCGTTAAAGATGTCAAGACTCACGCATCGGCAACCGAAGCAGAGGTTGACAAATATAGAAAAAAGTGCGATACTTTATATAACATGGTCTTACCTTTACTGAATAACCTTTCCGCAAACCCAGAAAAGGATTATATTAAGTGGGATGGTAAAGATCGATTAAACAAGATCGAACAGTTTCGTGATAAACTAGATGAGGTGTATACATCGTGAATTTTTTAGGTGATTTAGTTAAGGGTATGGATAACGCAAATATTCTTGACGAGGGTGGAAATAGTTCTGAATATTCAGGTTCTATTGACACAGGTTCTTATATTATGAATGCAGTGTTATCTGGTTCACTCTATGGTGGTGTTCCCAATAACAAAATTACTGCTTTTGCAGGTGAGTCTGCGACAGGCAAAACATTCTTTGTTCTGGGTGTGCTGAAGACATTCTTAGAACAGAATCAAGATGGTGGTGTGATTTATTTTGATACAGAAGCTGCAGTCACCAAGAAAATGATGTCTGATCGAGGAATCGATACTAAACGGGTTGCGATTGTAGAACCGCAATCGATTGAGGAGTTTCGTACTCAAGCAGTGCGAATGTTGGATCAGTACATTGAGGGGAAAGATCAACCCCCAATGATGATGGTACTGGATTCTTTAGGTATGTTGTCAAGTGAGAAGGAACTGGAAGATACTGCATCAGGAACAAACAAACGTGACATGACAAAGGCACAGTTACTACGTGGGACGTTCCGAGTTCTTTCTTTAAAACTCGCAAAAGCAAATGTGCCATTGCTTGTAACCAATCACGTCTATGACGTAGTAGGTGCTTATGTCCCAACTAAAGAAATTTCTGGTGGATCTGGTCTCAAGTATGCGGCATCGTCTATCTGCATGCTTACAAAGAAGAAAGACAAAGACGGTACCGACATCGTTGGAAACATTATCAAAGTTAAGATGCACAAATCTCGATTCACGAAAGAGAACAAAGTCGTCGAAACCAAGTTGTCTTATGATTCTGGTCTTGATCGTTATTATGGTCTTCTTGATTTGGCAGAGAAGTATGGTATTATAAAAAAGGTTGCAACGCGTTACGAGTTGCCAGATGGGCGTAAAGTATTTGGTAAAGCAATTAATGAAAAACCCGAAGAATACTTTACAGATGAAATCATGGCACAACTAGAAAATGCCGCACAGAAGGAGTTTATGTATGGTCGAGAAGAAGAAGTCGAAAATTCAGAATATTCAGAAGACTTGGACACTGCCGATTCAGTGTGATGAAGACGGGGAACTCATTATTGAGTTTCCCGACGAACTGATGGAAATTGTCGACTGGCAAGTCGGTGACGCACTCAAGTGGGATAAACTTGATGGTGGGACTTGGCAACTAACAAAGGTAAAAGTATGAGTATTAAGTATTCTCTCGTCGAAGCAGATAATGCATTTCACGATGAGCATTGGACTATTCGTATTGACGAAGGAAAGTATGAAGGTGTAGAGTTTCAGTACGATACTGTGAACATCACTGATGATGAAGAGAACCCTACACTTTCATTCAATTGGATCACACTAAAAAATGAGACAAAGCATGAGTTGACAGAAGAAGAGTTTGGTACTATAATAGGGGATATTCTCGTAGAAATGATAACTGAACACTTGGACTCTTTGGATGAAGACGGAAATACTGATACTCAAGCATCTTCTTAATGACGATGACTATCTAAGGAAGACACTTCCTTATCTCAAAGCAGAGTACTTCTCTGATCGTAGTGAACTGACACTATACAAAACGATTACGGGGTATGTTGACAAGTACAACAAATCCCCTACTCGTGAAGCACTGAACATTGAACTTGAAGAGATAGGCAATCTATCTGACGATGAGTTCAAGAAGTGCTCTCAACTCGTATCAGAACTCGTGATCGATCAACCAGAAGACAGTGATTGGTTGGTCGATACTACCGAGAAGTTCTGTCAAGAAAAAGCAATCTACAATGCGATCATGAACTCGATTTCAATTCTTGATGGTGACGATACTAAGAAAGACAAGGGTGCGATTCCAGAGTTACTCTCTGATGCATTGTCCGTCTCATTCGATCCTAACATCGGTCACGACTTCATCGAGGATGCAGAATCTCGTTATGACTTCTATCACAAGGTGGAAGAACGGATTCCATTTGATCTGGAGTATATGAACAAGATCACAAAAGGTGGTTTGCCTAAGAAAACACTGAATATTATTCTTGCAGGTACAGGTGTTGGTAAATCACTTGCGATGTGTCATATGGCATCTGCAAACCTTTTGGAAGGTAAGAATGTTCTATATATTACTATGGAAATGGCAGAAGAAAAGATCGCAGAACGAATTGATGCGAACCTATTGAATGTCACCTTGGATGAGTTAAAGGACTTACCAAAGGCAATATATGACAAGAAGATCGAAAGAGTCAAAGGCAAGACCTCTGGCAAACTTATCGTCAAGGAATACCCAACTGCATCTGCAGGTACGGGACACTTCCGACATCTCATCAACGAACTCAAACTCAAGAGGTCGTTTGTCCCTGATGTTATCTACATCGATTACTTGAACATCTGTATGTCGTCGAGGATTCGTGGTGGGGCACAAGTTAATAGTTACACACTCGTTAAAGCAATCGCTGAAGAAATTCGTGGTCTCGCAGTCGAATGCAACGTACCTATTGTATCGGCAACCCAGACGACACGGAGCGGTTATTCCAATAGTGATGTTGGACTTGAAGATACATCAGAAAGTTTTGGTCTCCCTGCCACTGCGGATTTTATGATCGCGTTGATCAGCACAGAAGAGTTAGAGGATTTGGGTCAGATAATGGTGAAGCAGTTGAAGAACCGTTATGGTGATCCGAATACATACAAACGATTTGTTGTAGGAGTAGATCGTGCAAAGATGCGTTTGTATGATGTCGAGCAGTCAGCACAAGAAGATATCGTAGATAACGGACCTGTGTTTGATCAATCGACTTTTGGTTCCCGTGCTCGTGAAGAAGATATGATGCAATGGGCAACCAAGAAAATGGGACGGAAAGATTTTTCCGGATTAAAAATATAATAAAGGAGACCTTATGTCAGACCACGACTTTTTTAAACTTAGAGAAATGATTCGAAAGTTGCAACGTCAAGTTGCAAAACTAGAGAAACAACTTGAGGAAAAGTCACTAACAACCTGATATTAAAGGAGAATTTTTTGTTAAGAAAGGGGTTGCATTGCAACCCCTTTGTGGTATTATGTATATGTAAGTTGATGAGAGAGAAGAAATTATGACTTTGTTTGATGTGACTGTGACCGGAGTGAACTACAACAAGACTTTCACAAATTGCAAATACAAGACAAAATTGATTGCGATGAAAGCAGTGATCGATCTTGTTCGAAACATTGAGAAAGTTGAAGGTGAATTGACAGCAACTGCGAAGGTGGTTCGGTAATGAAAGATTTTCTAGAAATCTATAAAGAAAGACGTATTGATTTCGGTTCAATTTTAGATATTCAAGATGATGAGTTTGACATTGATCGTGAACCCATGCGTGATGATATAGCAAAGATAATTGAAATAGCATTAAAAACCCTTGATGACAAACAGAAAACTATTTTGATGATGCGATACGGTATTGGTGTAAAAGAGGACATGACATTGGAACAAGTCGGCAAGCAGTTCGGTCTCTGTCGACAGCGCATTCACCACCTCGAAGCAAAAGCAATACTAAAATTGAAAAAGAAAATTATGCCCCTTATCGTAGCAAAAGGTGATTTATTTTGAACATTGTTGGTGCATGGGGTGATCGAGCAGAGTGGGCAGAAGAAATCGTCCACTTCTGTATTGATGAGTTAATGCCACGCATGAAAACTCTAGACATCTCTGTTGACATCACTGAGTGTGATGCCTGTGGGTATTGTCTTGCAGTAAACAAAAGAGAGTTTGTTATTGAGATCAACGAAGAATTGGATG